CAAAAAAAATTATGAATGGAAAGAAATATTTTCGTATGTAGATAGAAGATGGTCAAATGGAAATATTTATTTTAAAATTGGTTTTGAATTAGATCATATAACTAAACCAAATTATTTTTATATTAAAAATGGTATTAGAGTCCATAGATTTAATCTTCGTAAAAGACAGGATGAACCGAAAGATATTCCTGAGTGTATTCTAAGATCAAAAGAAGGTTATTTTAGAATCTGGGATTGTGGATATTACAAATTTAAAATAGATAATAATATAGATTAAGAGAAATTGGATTATAATTATATGAATGAAGAATGGAAAATAATAAAAGAATTTCCTGATTATGCAATTAATGATATGGGTAGGGTTAAGAGAATAAATTTGGATTCTTTCAATAGAGAATTGAAAATATTGAAATCATGTAAACATAGGAATGGATATATAAAAATTCAATTGTGGAAAAATAGAAAAGATAAATGGAAATTAATTCACAGATTAATTATGGAAACATTTAGTCCTATTGATAATATGGATAATTTTCAAGTTAATCATATTAATGGAATTAAAGATGATAATAGATTAGAAAATTTAGAATGGGTTACGCCATCCGAAAACATGAAACATGCTTTTAAAAATGGATTATTAATTTCGATTAAAGGTGAAAAACACCGTAGTTCAAAATTAACAAGAGATGATGTTATTCTTATTAAGATGGCATTTAGAGAATTTGGAAATAAAATTATTCTAAGAGAATTAGGTGAAATGTTTGGAGTTAGTCCACAAGCGATTTGTGATATAAAAAAAGGAAGAAATTGGTCACATATTAAAATATAGATTAAAAAATTAAGGATGTTAGAAAAATAGAATTTTAAAAATATAATAGATTATTTTAATTTAATTAGGAGTATATAATTATGCCAACTAATATTTCACCGGGCGTTTATAGCAAAGTCATTGATTTATCCTCTTATGTTGCTGCTGTACCCGGAACAATAGGATTTATCTGCGCCCTTACGGAAAAAGGAAGAGATAACGAGGTAAGATTTGTAGGATCTAGATCAGAGTTAATCAGTGAATGGGGTGAACCAAATATTAATACATATGGATCAAGTTATGGCCAAGGTATGTACGAAGCGTATAACTATTTGGGAGAATCTGGTTCATTGTATTTTATGAGATGTTTGCCTGATGATGCGACATATTCAAATTTAAGAATTGATGCTACGATGGGTTCATGTGATGCCAGTGCAGCTATTTCAATAACATATGTTGATAGTCTTAATACCGTTGCAGAAATTGAAACAAATATGTCAACACAGAGTGGAGATGTTTACAGGGTATGTATGTTGTATCCCATTGGTCGCGGAGAATATTACAACGGATTAGGCGTTCGTTTTACAGATCATACAAATCCATTATTAAGTGGTGTTTATGTTATGGATGTATATGAAAGACAGACTGATGGTGATGATGTAATCATCGAATCATTTGACGTTTCATTTGATCCAACTGCGAAAGATTCTAGTGGAGCATCAATATATATTGAAGATGTTTTAGAAACTTATTCTTCAGTTCTTAGAGCAATTGTTGGAACAGAGGGATATAACATAGTCGCTAAAATTTTTGATAAAGACATCGGAACTGTTTCGGTTGATTTGACCGTTGGATCATCAACTATAACAGATGATAAACAAGATTTCGGTGATTGGGAGACAACATCTGGTTGCGCGACATATATGATTATAGCCAAAGACGGTAAAGGTCACACTGTTTATGGTTGGGCTGGTGCAGCATCTGGTGATGACGACGACACGATAGTAGTATATGATACACGAAATATCGATTCAACTGCTGTTGTTGTAACACAACAATGGTCTGGGGATGTATCGACATTTAACGTTAACTCAACAATAACATATGAAGTTAAAAGATCGAACGCTGAAGTTTCCTTTATTAATAATCCATCACCACTTTCAAATGCATTTGCATCTTCAACTCCTAGACCTTTAAAGAAGGGTTCGGATGGAGCATTAATTGATGGTGCTGGAGATTTAGACACTGATGAAGCGGATGAAGTATTGGCTAATGGATATGCTGGAACAATTGATACGGACATTCTTGATACAGATAATATTTATTTCTCATTGGTTTTTGATTGTGGATATCCCGCAGACGTAAAATCACAAATCGTAACTTTATGTCAAACAAGAGAAGATTGTATCGGTATATGTGACAATGGTGATAACGCATCATACAGCACATCTATCACTGCAAGACAGAATACAAACACGTTCAATACATATTATGCTTCATTATATGAAGAATATAATAAAGTCTATGATATATTCACTGGAAAAGATGTTTGGTTCTCACCAATTTATCATATGTCATATCTGTTACCTAGAAATGATGCCGTGTCTGAATTGTGGTTTGCTGCTGCTGGATTTAACAGAGCAACAATAAACACAATCAAAGAACTTAGATTTAATCCTAGATTGGGACAACGTGATCAAATGTACTTGAATCAATTAAATCCAATTGTGAAATTTACTGCTGGTTATGTCGTTTGGGGACAATTAACAACTCAATCAAAAGCATCTGCTCTTCAAGATCTAAATGTTTCCAGATTAGTACTTTACATAAAACGCGCTCTTGAGCAGTATTCTCGAAACTTTATATTCGAACAGAATGATGCTGTTACTTGGGGTCTGGTTTCTGGCAATATAGTTGAGTTCTTGGAAACAGTTAAAAAGAAAAGAGGATTATCTAATTATTCTGTTTCAGTTAGTGCCACTGCATATGAATTAAAGACAAAGACTTTTCACGTCAATGTTGAATTATTTCCAGTTAGAGCTGTTGAAAAGATCGAACTTAATTTTTACATTAGATAATATTCCACTCAATTAGTTATTTATAAAGAGCAAATATAGAAAACTGTATTTGCTCTTTATTTTAAAAATGAAATTAATTTTGTTTATTTTATCATAATAAATTTATAATGTCCACAATCCCAAATTCTAAAATATCCCTCTTTTTGTCTTAATATCCATTCAGGAATATCTTTAGGTTCATCTGGTTTTTTTCTTAAATTAAATCGATGTATTCTATTTAATCCATTTATATAAAAATAATTAGGCTTAGTTATGTGTTCTAATTCAAATCCTATTTTATAATACAAATTTCCTTCACTCCATCGATGATCTGCATATGAGTAAATCTCTTTCCAAGAATAATTTCTTTTAAAGTAACTCAGTAATTTGGATGCTATTCCAGGAACTTGATAATTATTATTAGAACAGAATCTTGATAATTCATAAACACCTTCAATATTTTTAGAACCTTTACTTATATTTCCTTTAGAGAAAGTCATGACTGAAATTAATTCATTACTATAGAATGCTCCTAATTTTATATTAGATTTATCTTCTCCCTGAATATGATATTTATTTAAAAATTTATTTTTAATTTTAGGAGATATTTCTTTTATTTCACATTTTCTGGCATGAATTCTTTCTGAATTATTAATTCCTAACATCTGTCTTAGTCTTGATTTGACAATATCTTGTTTAAATATCCATTCATCTTCAAATATATGAATTAATTGAATATTCTTAGATTCACATAATTCTGTTTTATTTAAATGATAATTTTTATCAATTTTAAATTGTTCTGAATGATAATATAATCCATTAAATTCAATGGCCATATTTTTTGATGGAATGAAGATATCTAATTCATATGGTTTTATTATTTCTCTATTATTTTCGATAATTTCTGATGATTCAATAGATTTAATAAAATCTGATAATTCTATTTCATAGTTAGATTTATTTTTAGGAAAACATTTTGGACATTTTCCACAATCTTGATATAAATTAAAATAATTTGAATCAAATATATTATTACACGTTTTACATTTTAATTTTATTGAATCTCTGCAATGATTATAATTTGATAATAATTCTAAATTATTACCTTTCAATAAATTATTTAATACCGGAATAAATTTTTCTATAACTGTATTTTTTTGTTTTTCTCTAATTTCTTTACTTTTACTAGGATTATCAACACCATATCTTTCTAAATTTGTTCTTTTTGTTTTGTCTTTTATTTCTTTATTTTGGATTGGACTTTCAACACCGTATCTTTCTAAATTTGTCTTTTTTATTTTTTTTATTATTTCTTTATTTTTAGTTGGATTTTCACAATTATAATTTTTTAGCAATGTTTGCCTACTTTTTTCTTTTACTTCTTCATTTTGTAAAGAACATTCAACTCCATATTTTTGTAGATTTGTCTTCTTCATTTTATTTTGAATTAATCTTTTTTCTTCTTCAGATTTATTTAAGTATATATGTTTAATTTTTTCTTTTATTTCTTTATTTTGAGATGGGTGTTCAACTTCATATTTTTCTAAATTTGTCTTCTTTATTTTTTCCCTTACTTCTTTACTTTTATTTGGATTATCAAATCCCCAATTTTTAATTGATGTTTGTTTTCTTTTTTCTATTATTTCTTTATTGTTTGATGGGTTTTCATTTCCATATCTTTCTAAACATGTTTGTTTTCTTTTTTCTATTATTTCTTTTGAATTTACTGAACATTTTATACTGCAATGTTTTCTGTATCCTTTTGATATACTAATGAAATTAGTATTATTTCCACACTTACAAATTCCTTCATTTTCTTTTTTAAGATATTTATTATAATAATCTTTTGAAGATAATTTATAACTTCCATGTATATGTGAAACCAATCCGTTATAATTTTTAAACTCTCTATCACAAATTTTACAATTTATCACTTATTTCTCCTTGATGAATTTCCTTCAAATCTATCCTATTTTATAATATGTTAAAATATTATTAAAAATGAACTCACTATTATAAATAATTTACAAGAAAGGAGTAAATTATAAATGGCTAATATATCACCAGGTACATACACAAAAATTGTCGATTTATCATCATTTGTACAACAAGTGCCGGGTACAATAGGATTTATCTGCGCACTTACAAAAAAAGGCGAAGACAATAAAATTAAGTTGGTAAGTAGCCAGACAGAGTTTGTTGAAGAATTTGGAAATCCAAATATATCTCAATTTGGCACACAGTACGGTCAAGGTCCCTACGTCGCGTATAATTTTTTGGGAGAATCATCTGCACTACAATTTATGAGATGTCTTCCTGATGATGCGACATACGCAAATTTAAGAATTTATGGGAATATAGATACAACAAATGTTTATTTCCTTGATTATGTTTCTGACCTAAATAATACCACTGACATTACAACTGCTATGGAAACATGGGGAAATAATACACCACTTGTAATTTTTTATCCAATTGGTAGAGGAAATTATTATAACAATTTAGGAATTGAATTGTCAGAAGATGAAAAATATCCAGGTGAAGGTATATATCATTTAGATGTATATGAAACTCAATCAAATAATGATTATGTGATGATTGAATCATTTACGATATCATTTGATGAAAGCGCACAGAGTTTAAATTCAGGAGAATCTATTTTTATTGAATATGTCCTCGAAACTTATTCAAAAGTTTTAAGAGCGAGAGTTAGTTCTGGAGGATTTGATTTATTAGAGAAAGTTTTCTATGATACTCGTTTAGGTAGTGCTGGTGGAACCAGAGCTGGAGGACCAACCGGAGAAACTGGAGAATATGATTATAATGGTGAGATATCAATTGAATCTTCTGGTAGTACAACATATATAGATTCAACCAGTTGGGAAGATTCAACCAGTTGGATAGATACAACTGCTGATTCTACTGCTGTGATAGAAACTAGAGGATGGACTACTACATCACCACTAAATGAGGCTAAACGTGGTTTAGCAGGATGTGGAACAACATCTGATGCATTATGTTTTGGTGGATGGACAGGACAGTCAGGAATATATTTA